CTAGTTGCAGCATTAGTAGCAGATGTACTAGCTGCGCTTGCAGAGTTGCTTGCATTGGTTTCCGATGTGCTGGCATTAGATGCGCTTGTAGAAGCCTCAGAAGCCTTTGTAGTCGCTGTTGATGCACTACCCGCTGCACTACTAGCACTAGAGGTTGCAGAGCTGGCAGAGGAGCTTGCAGACGTTGCTGAAGCTGCTGCATTAGTTTCTGATGTACTAGCATTGGACTCTGAAGTAGAAGCACTAGTAGCAGACGTAGCTGCATTTGTTTCTGAAGTTGCCGCATTAGTTTCGCTAGTAGCAGCATCACTAGCTGAAGAGCTTGCATTGGTCTCTGAGGTACTAGCGTTAGATTCAGAGGTAGCAGCATTACTAGCACTTGTTGCAGCGTTAGATGCAGAAGTAGCTGCTTCATTTTTATATTCGTTAGCATCTTGTACTAACTCTGTTACTTCATTTATGGTAGCATCAGAAGTAGCATCACCTGAACCACCTGAACCTCTGTATATACTCAAAGCAAGTCTCCTAAATATTCTGTATGTGTGTGTAGATTAATAAGAATAAATACAGGGGGCAATTAAGCCCCCCATACCGTTAGTGCTTACTAAGCTGGAACAGCTACAACAAGTGCAGACTCAGGTCGTAAAACCTGTGTACCATAAAGAGTGTCAGAAGTAAACAAGTTACTTAAGTACTCTTGCTTGTATTGAGTTTGTGAACGTACGCCCATTTGCTCTGCAAGTACCATAGCGTCTTTATGACCAATGATAGCACCTTTAGTATCAACAGCTGAAGCTGAGTTAGCAGCAGCAGTTTCAATTACAGGACAGTTAGAACTAACGTAAACATCAATACCGTACAAAGTACCGATTTGACCATTCATAACACCACGACCATCTACGAAGTCGCTAGAGTTGTAACGGTCAATACCCATAATAGTTTGACGAACACTAGGTGGGATTACAATGAAACGACCTTCCATAGGAGTATCGTTATCATCTAATTGCTTGATAAGTTCACGGAAAGCTAAATCAGTGAATACATCAGTAGCAGCAACAGTATCTTCTGCATAAGCAGCAATACCGTTAGCAGCATCTACATAGAAGCTGTTGCTATGAGTCCAGTCAGAACCATCACCATTACCTAGTGATTTACCTAGAGCAAACAAATCATCATCAACTTGTTTTGCTAAAGCGTAACCAGCATCGTCTGTGTAGAATTTACGCATAGAAGCTAGAGCTTGCACATCAGTAATATCTTCGATTAAACGAGAGTATTCATAATGTTTGTTGACAGTGACTTGTACTTCTGATTCTGTAGCAGCAATCAAAGTTACTTGAGACTCTGCACCTTTAGCAGAAGCAGAACCACGGGTAGGTTTAGGGATATGTAAAGTATCACCTTTCTTACCAGACATTGGCATTTTATTTACCAAGTTAGCAAGTACCAAGTTAGATTTATAAGCAGCTACAATCTCATCACTCCATAACTCTGGAATGAAAGTTGCGCCAGTTGTGTTTGTTACATGATTTGAACCAAGTGCCATTATATTTTACCTTTATAAAAATTTAAGATTATCGCACCCTGCCTTCTGAATATGCCTGTGTCAATTCATCAGACAATTCTAAGTAGCGTGCAGGATTAGTTTGCATTAAGTTAATAATATCAGACCGCCGATAGATTTTCTTAGATTTACTTTCTCCAGTTCCTTTAGCAGAGCCAGAAGAAGCAGCCTTACGCTGTTGTCCTCTATCTTTTTCAACAACTTCCTGTGCCTTTGTAGATGCCTGAGTTCGTTCTTTCCAAGTAGAAAGAAGCTCATCTGCTGCATCAAAATCAAAGTTACTGTCAGCGCGTTGTAAAAGTTCTGTCCGTACTTTAGAAGCCTTAATCCAATTTAGAAACTCTTCCGATGTGGCAGTTTTCATAAAGTTAGGATGTGCTTGTTCCAATCTATTCATAGAATCTCTACGAGCCATGTCTATCTTCATCTGTTTAATTTCTTGAATATCAGAATTAGATGATATAGATTGTTCAATAGCTTCTTTAGGTTTTTCAAAGAAATCAATCTCTTCAACCTTAGCTTGTTTTTCGTGGGTATTGTTGTCGAGGTTTGTTTTAATGAAGTCGTCTACAACCTTACGAAGTTCTCCTACTTCTGAACTTTGTCTACCAACTAGCTTTTCAGCTTCTTGATGCATCTGTACAATTTCTGCTACAGACTTATCTTTATATTTATCTGGTAGGTTATCTTCTTCTTTAGGTTGCTCTTCTACTACTTGTTCTTGTTCAAGGTTGTCCTCTATGGATTCTTGCTCTTCAAACGTAGAAAGCTCTTCGCCTTCTTGTAGATTTTCTTCGTTAAATTCCTCTGGTGTATCTAGTATTGTTGCCATTATATTATAAACTCCGTACTCTTAAATAAGTATTGTGGAAAATTAAAAAGTTATTTCTTAGCGGCTTTCGAGTGTTCTTTGCCCACTTCATAGTTGCACCCGGATAGTCTCCAGATACAGCATCTAATACAAAAGAACATTTAGAAATTACCCGCTTTGCATCTTGGTCACATTCAGGACACTCTATAGTCTGCGTTTCAGAATCTATAAAGCGTTCAGTAATATGTCCGTTTGAGCATTTAAAGTCATAGATTCTATTCGCCATTAACGGCTTCCTTCTCGCCAATTAGAATAGAGTCGTACGCTGCCCTGACCATATCTTCCATATTGATTAAAGTATTTAAAACGTAAAGTTGTCCTTGTGTTTGATACAAAGTCTTTTCATCTGCAATAGCTTCAATCTGGAAGTTATCCTTATCTACTTGAACTTGCTCCATAAGCTGTGACCAGCCATCTGTGTTAAATAAGTCAAAGTAGTTTTCGTAATGTTTTACATTTTCTGGTGTCATACATTCTCCCAATAGGTGTATGTGTGGTTAAGTTTATTTTTTAGCTGTAGCCTTTTTTGTTACTGGTTTAGGTTTATTAGCTTTTTCTAAATCTGAAATACGCTTGTCTATCGCTTGCAGGATGTTGTTGATTTCTATCAGCACCCCATCAAGTTCTTGCTTAGTTACCATTAGGTCTCCTCATTTGCATTTCAACAATATCTTCTTTTACTTTTAACTCTTGCTGCTTCAAGCTAAGTTCTGCCATCTTGACAGCTTGTGCAAACTCATCAGGTGGTAGTGTCTTAGCAATAGCTTCGATACGGTCAGTCTCTTCAGCAACAGGTAGTAACTGAGTCTCTACACTGTTTTGTTGAATACGACTTTGTATCTCTGCATTTTGTAATTGGATTTGTTGCAAGTTAGCCTTAGCAATCTCAAGTTCAAACTGCTTACGAATAGCTTCTTCTTGTTGTGCTTCTGGGTTTGGTTGGTTAGCTTGCTCGATACCTGCAAGGATTTGTTCCCGTTTAGTAAGGTTCATAGACTCAACAATAGATTGAACTAGGAAGCTGTACATAGGGCTTTCTGCTGGCATAGTTTGGAGGAGTTGTACTAGCTGTGTCACTTCGTACTCACGAGCAATGATGCCGAGAGAACTAGAAGCTACAAACTTACGGTCTTGTGCTTTGTAAAGTTGTGGGTCAAACTGCATATAACGATGTGCAGCTTTAGTAACGAATGGGATTAGGAAGTTATCTTGGAAGTTAAGCAGGGTACGCTTGTGACGCTTGATAATCGCACCTAAAGACATAGAGATACCAGCAGCAGTTGCCTCACCGTTCATAGCGTTCTGCATACCAGCAGTATCTACTGCACCTGTGGCTTGCTGTACCATGTTTTGTAGCTGTGCACCTTGTGTAAAGGTGATATTATCTACAGCACCAAACTTAAATGGCTGTAATATCTCTGCTGGATTACCGTTAGTAAGCAGTGTCTTACCCGGACGTATCTCAAACTGAGAGCCTCTAGGCATACGACTAGCATCTACTGCCATCATAGGATGTACAGTAAGTGCAAGAGCGTCTATACGCGCACGTAGCTCTGTATCTAAGGCTTTTTGACTGTTGTAACCCTTCTCACATATGCCACGACCCCAGAATTTACTAGGTACTGCATCCCATTTGAACGCTACAATAGGTCTATCTTGCATCATAAACGGGTTAGCTACCACTTTTAGCAGGGTATCTCCGTTAGCAATCACTACCATAGCTTCAATATAGCCAGATTCTTCCTCTTCTGTCTCACCTAGTGCTACAGCAATCTCATCTTCTTCTAGTTCTTCACCTTCTGCCTCATCAAACAGGGCTTTAGGTACTAATCCGTAGTAACGAGTAAGGCGAACTCTATCATCTACGTTTATTGTAATGTCTTGGTCAGGTTCAAGGTCATCATCTGCAGCAACAGTCTCTATATCTACATCACGATAGACTTCCTTCTCAATATCCATCTCTACTTGGTGTAGTGGTACGTACATATCTACTGCGCAACCCAAGGCTTCTTCGATAGATGTAGCCAGTGGGTCAATAAGGAAGTTTTGTGGCATGATAGGGCGCAGCTTAACCAAGAATCTATCACGCTCTATAACACCTACAGCTTGCATTTGACCATCTGGGGTAGGTTGCATAGCTGGTACACTTTCTTTGGTCTCTTCAATGTAGACTTCACCAATACCAGTACCGTAGATAGCAGCATTAAGTAAACATTCTGAAACACAGGTTCTAGCTTTAGCGAAGTTCATGTCCTCAGCTAGTTGATTCTTTAAAAACTCTATGTCCTGAGAGCCTGTAGGGTCTTGCATATCGTCTTTAATATCGAACCAGCTACCTCTACCAAAGGTTGCCTCTTCTACCTCAGCTACAGACGATTCTACTGCTTGCTGTAGTGCAGGTGTAATAATACGAGAGCGTTCAGTTTGTCTTAGGCTATCTTCCTTAGACCAGATACCACGCCATAATCTGTAATACTCTTCATGTGATACACGATAGTTATCATCATAGTGGTCACGCCAACCTTCACATTTATCCATGACCCATTGCTCTAGGGTAATGTTGTTCAATAGGTTATCTTCATTTTCCATACATTAATATCCTGCAATAGGGTCTATAAATTCAAATTCATCTTCATACTCTATATCATACGAGTAACTAACTTTAGCTAGTTGGTCTATGTACGCTAAGGAGTCGATAAGGTCATCGTGAACTAGAGGGTTAGGAAACTGGAATAATTCATCTAGGAACTCTGCGTTCCATTCTCCAGTGTTGAGAGTGATAGCACCATTTTCAAACCTACCTTGTAAGCCCCAAATGACCCTATCTACTTTTCTTTTGTTGCCGTGTGTTAGTTCTTCTACACGAAAGAACTTTTGTCGAGACTTTTGTAAGTCCATAAGATAAGGAAGTACAGCGTTCTTTAACGCCCCCTTCTCAATACCAACAGAGATAGGTTCATACTTTAGTACAGTTCTGAATATCTTCTCTGCTGTCTTTTTAACATCCCACCTGCCGTAGACTAACTCCTCTACGTACCACCCTTCTTCATTTACTTTAACAACGCTAATAGCCGTTTGGTCAAGCTTCTTAGCTTTTGATGTATTAGCTTTAGATACGTCTGCAAAACCAGCCAAGTCAATAGAAATGTAATAGTCCCCAATCTCTGGAGCTTCTTCACTAAACTTAATCCATTCTTCTTTGAATAGTTCACTGCCCTGTGCCTCAAACGATGCCATGAACTCCTGCCTAAACGCAAAGGAACTCATAGTCTTTTTAGCAGCTTCTATCTCTTCTTCTGCTAATAGGGGATTGTCATACGAAGTAAAGTGCCAAGACTCTAGTGTAGGGTCATCCCCTAACTCAGCTTGTTTAAATAACTCATAGAAGTGGTTACGACCCATAGGTGTACCGATAAACAAAGCACTACCACGTTGGTCAGCTAGGGCAGGACGAAGGATTTGGTCAAACACTGCTGGTTTCATATCAGCGTATTCATCCAATACTAAGAACTTAAGAGACACACCACGCATAGTCTCTGGTCTATCTGCACCCTTCAAGCTAATGGTAGCCCCATTAACCAGTGTAATCTGTAGGTTGTTAATATGACTAGACTTTATTACTGGATGACCTAACTCTAATAGAGTAGTCCACATAATATCTCTTGCTTGCCCTTGTGTGGGGGCTACGTAGAAAACATGACCCTTCTCTAGCTGTAGAGCATTTACGATAAGTAACCAAGCAGCTAGTCTGGATTTACCAGTACGACGACCAGCAGCTACTATCTTAAATCTAGTTTCACTATTCCAAACTTCTTGTTGCCAAGGGAGTAGGCTTATAGCCAAGTCCATACTAAACTGCGTTCTTTACTATATTAGCTACACGCTCCATACGTTTATGAACACCATCTCCACTTTTTACACTAGCCCTATAGTCATCATTGTCTAAAAACTCTTTACTAGCTTCTATATACTTACCAGCATTAAATAACTTTCTAAATTTAGGGGATTGCTGAAGGTCTCCACGGTACACTGCAGACATAAGAGCAGCTTGTAGTTCTTTACTTAAATTATCAAAAGAAGGTATTAGCTTTCTGGCTTCTTCTTTGTGTGCTTCATATGCCTCACTAAAGGATTTGTTTATCCAATTACCAGTCTGACCTACACCATAAGTAATAATGCCTTTAGTATCTTGATAGGGCTTGTTGACAAAACCTTCTTCGCGTACAACAAACTGTTCATCGTAGGTTAGTGGTCTGCCCTCAAGTTTTTCTACTTGCTTAACCGCATCATCACCATATA